TCGCCGCCGTAGCCGCCGGGGTGATTGAGCAGCCCGCCGCTGGCCGTGCCGCCCTGGCCGCCCGCCGGCGTGCCGGTGCCGGTGCTCAGCCCGCCATAGCCGCCGCCGCCGGTCAGGCCGCCGAAGGTGGTGTTGCCGCCATTGCCGCCATCGCCGCTGGCCGTCCCCGCGGCCCCCGCCGCCCCCACCACGCCGGACATCACCGCGCCGGGGGTGACAACCAGGTCGCCTTCGGCCGTGCCGCCCTCACCGCCGCCGCCGGCCGAGCCGTTCGCCGGGCAGCCGCCGCCGCCGCCGCCGCCGCCCTTCACCCGCACGGCGATCCGCTCGACGAAGGCCGGCACGGTGAAATCGCCGCTGCTGCTCATGATGTGGCGGCGGCGGCCGAGCAGGTTGCAGCTGGCCAGGTGCCAGGTATCCACCCCGTCCGACAGGATGCGCAGCCGCTCGGACACGCCCAGCAGATAGTTCGTGGCGGTCCCCGCCGCGCCCAGCTTGTCGCTGCCGGCGCGCTGGATGGTGACCGTGTTCGCGGTGGTGTCGGTGCGCATCAGGGTCAGCTGCTGGCTGCGCACCACCGCCACGCCCGCCACCGTGCCGGCCAGGGCGGCGGCGGCCGGCAGGGTGATGGTCACGTTGCCGGCCGCGGCGCTGACCAGCACCGTGCCGCTGTCCGCGGTCAGCGTGGCGCTGGCGGTGACCGTCTGCAGCTGCCGCCCGGTCAGCCGGCCCAGCGACTGCCAGACCTGGTCCATGTCCGCGCCATTCAGGCTGAGGCCGACGCCCTCGACGATCGCCGCCAACTCCTCCTGCAGGTTGTTGAAGAACCCCGCCTGAAGGCCGGTGCCGGGGATGCCGCTGGCGGTGTTGCGGTCCCGGTGACCGAGGCGGCCGCCGCCGAGATCGATGGTGTTGGTGGCCGAGGTGCGCTGCATGTCAGGGGGCCTTTTCGGCGGGCGCGGTGGCCTGCTGGCGCTTGCCCAGCAGCATCTGCAACGTGCCGTACGACCAGCGCGCCGGGGTCTCGGCGGCCTGCTGGATCAGCCAGTCCAGCTCCGGCAGCGTCAGCGTGATCGGCGGGGGTGGGGCGGGCGGCGGGGGCGGCGCGGCGGGCTGGGCCATCGCCGGCTTGCACGCGGACAGCATTGCGACAAAGCCCAGGGCGGCAAGGTGGCGCATGGGGGTTTCCTTCGACGATGGTCGGACAATCAAGGGGGGAAGCTGCCGGTGGCGGTCCAGACGCCGTCGGCAAAGCAGGTCAGCCGGATGACCTGGCCAGGCGTCAGCGCGGTCCAGCCGCCGGTGGTGAAGCTGGTGGTGTAGGCCCGGATCACCTCGGCCCCGTCGGGATACAGCACGCCGTTGACGCTGTTGGTGGTGGCGGCCAGCAGGATCATCGACGCGCCCGCAACCGCCGGCGGCAGCCTCACGCCGGTCTGGCCGGCAGCGGTGGTGTAGGTGACCAGGTCGACCAGCGGCGCCGCCGCCGCGCCGGCCTGGTTGGTGCCGGCGGCGGCGATCGTGGCGGCGGACACCCGCAACCGCCCGCTGGCGATCGTGACATCCGGCGCGTCGGTCCAGGTCAGGTTGATGGTGGCGCCGGTGCCCATGCCGCCGGACAGCGCCACGGGGTTGGACGGCGCCGCCCCGCTGGCGATCGTCGGCGCCTTGATCAGCGTCAGGCCGGTGATCGCGCCGCTGCTGACGGTCGCCACCTCCCACACCCCGCCGGCCGCGTCGCGCAGGATGTCCGTGGCGCGAAAGGCGGTGCCGCCGGCGGCAACCGAGGCCAGCACGGCGGTCTTGCCCGCAGCCCCGATCGACAGCCCGCGCGTGGTCCAGCCCAGCGTGGCCGGGCCGATGCTGTGCTGGCCGGCGCCATCCACCGCCCAGCCGGGGGAGGCGTATGCGGCGGTGGTGAACTTGGCCGGCACGCTGGCGAAGTCGATGCCGCGGGCCACCACGATCGGATAGCGGGCCGGCAGCTGCTTGTTCTGTTCGCCCAGCGCCATGATCGCCCCGCTGGGCCGGATCGGCCAGGTGGCGTGCGGCGCGCCGATGGCGATGGCGCGGTCCCAGCCGATGACCTGCGCATAGGACTGCGCGCCGATCAGCAGGCCGATGTCGGACCGGGTGCCGGCGACCGCGTCGGTGCTCCACTGCACGATCTGGAGGCCGACCTTGTCCTGGACCCCGGTGCCGGTCTCGGCCCCGACATTGACTTCCAGCCCGACGGCCTGGTTCCAGTACAGCCCGCTGCCCGTCCTCAACAGCGAACTGATGTTGCTGCCGAACAGGTTGCCGGCAGGCGTCCCGCTGGTGCCGCCGGCCGAGCCGACGCTGTCGGCGAAGAAGGCCCCCGCCACGTAGAATTTCGGCCCGGCGGTGCTCGGCCCGGCGTGGCGCATGAACACCTTCAGCGCGTCGCGCCCACCCACCGCGCCGCTGGAAATCGTCCCGCCGAAATAGTTCCACGCCAGCCCGCCGCCCTGCGCGCCGGTGGCGTTCACCGTGTCCGCGCTCACGTTGAAGGCGCGGAAGGTGGCCACGCTGGCGGCGCTGGTGATGGTGCCGAAGGCATTGCCCTGCACCAGCAGCGGCGGGGTCATCACGCCGCCGGTGGGCGTGATCCAGGAATTGATGATGGTCCGCTTCGTGCGGCTGTTGTCGCCGATCTGGAAGGTGCCGCCGCCGACGAAGGTGCTGGTCCCGGCCATCTGCAGCACGTCGGCCAGGGCGGTGACGCTGGTGAAGCTGCCGGCCTGCGGGTTGCTGGCGCCGATCGGCGCGCCGTTGATGCTGCCGCCGGTGATGATCGGTGCTGCCAGCGCCGCGTTGAGCTGGGCGGCGGTCAGCACCTGGCCCGGCGCGAAGCCGGCGAAAGCCGCCCCGGCCGCCGGCGCGGGGCCGACCTCCGGAAAGGCCATCATCGGCTCGGCCGCCGGCGGATCGCCGGGATAGGGCATGTCCTGCGCGGCGGCCGGCAGGGCCGAAAGCAGCGCAAAGAGGGCAATCAGGAGCCGCTTAGACATAGCTGAACACCACCGTCGTGTGTGCCGGCGCGGCGGCGCGGATCGCCACCTCGCAGATGTTGAGGGCGATATCGCCCAGCGCGTCGCCGCACTCGGACACGCCGCATTCGGCGTCGATCAACCGGTCGGCGGGCAGGTTGACGATCCAGAAGAACTGCTCGCCATCCGGCGAAAGCGCGTCGCCGCAGACCGACAGCCCGCACTGGCTGACCGCCTGCTCCGTGATCGTGATCGTGGTGCCCAAAGCTGCGGCCAGCCCGATGAAATAGGCCCGGCTCTGCCCGCCGCGCGCGATCCACAGCATGTGCGCCACCGCCCGCCGATCGGCCGCGGACAGCGCGGCGGTGTCGATGCCGGCGATCGCCAGCACGCTTTCGTAGGCGTCCAGCAGCCGGTCGGCATCGCGCGGGCCGGCGGCCTCCACCTGCAACGCCGCGGCATCCGCCTCCAGCCGCGCCAGGCCCTGGGCCAGCGGGGCGAAGGTGCGCGCGACATTGCTGTCCGGCTCGCGCGGCCAGACCCAGCCGGGCGGCAGATGCGCCAGCAGGTGGGACAGCACCGCCTCAGGCGCGCGCGGCGTCACGGCATGTCCTCGACCGGGCCGCCCCAGGTATAGGTGCCGGCCACCGCAATCTCGTCGACATCGATGGCGATGCGGCCGTCCTCGATCCCCACCACGCTGTGGGCGTATTCGCCGCCGGCGCTGCTGATCGCCTCCGAATAGCGGCTGAAATAGACGTCCTCGCCGATCGCCACGGCGGCGAAGAACAGGTCGGCCGCCGCCTGGACCGCAGCCCGCGTCGCCGCGGTGTCCGGCGTCAGATAGACGGTGACGTTGATCGGCACGCGCACCACCGGCAGCACATGAACCTCGGCGGTGACCGGGCGCAGCGGGTCGATCGTGGCGGCGATCGCGATCAGCGTGCCGCTGTCGGGCACCGCGGCCCCGGTCATCGCCACCACCACGCCGACCGATCCGGCGCCGACCCAGCCGGGCACCACGGCCACCCGCTCCACCCCCTGCGTCAGCCGCGCCCAGGCGATGTAGTCGCTGGTCGAACCGCCCTGCGGCGGGTTGCGGATGCGCGCCAGCAGCCGGGTGCGCAGCGCCGCGTCGGCCTCGATGTCGGCGCCGGCGGGATCGGCCAGGCCGGCGGCGGTGACGGTGGCACCCTGCACCAGCAGGCCGGAAATCGGGGACACCAGGCTCAGCACGGTCGCCGCGGCCAGGCTGCCGGCCGCCCCGGCCTCGGCGGCGGTCACCGCCACGTCGACCGTGCCGCCGCCGCCGACGGTGGCCAGCGCATCGGTCAGCACGCTGATGCCGGTGGCGGTGCGCAGCTCCGTGCCGGCGGGGATCGCGGTGCCGGACGCGCCCTGGAACGTGACCAATCCGCCGGCCGCCACCGCCGGCAGCCGGGTGACGCCCCAGATATCCGCGTGGCGCTCCAGCTGCTCGACAGCCGTGTCCGGCATCAGCTCGTCGGCCTGGGCGCGCAGGTGCAAATGCTCCTCGAACAGCGCCATGGCGGTGATGCGGGCGATCGCGCCCAGCACGCTTTCCGGCGCGCGCGGGTCGATCGCCTCGGCGCCGAAGGCGGCCTCAAGATCGGCGAAGGCGCGCTCGGCCAGGGTGGCGGGATCGGGCAGCGGCCAGGCCATCAGAGCGCTCCTGCCGCAATGCGCAGCTGGGCCGCCTGCGATCCCAGCCGCACCACCAGCGCCAGCGTGCCCGGCCGCAGCCAGCTCGCCTCGACAGATGCCGCCAGCCCGGCCAGCGCATCGCGCGCATAGGCGATGGCGCGCAGCCGGGTCTGTTCGGTCTGCTTCTCCCGCTCCAGCAGCCACAGCAGCGAGCCGAGGCGCCGGCCCTGCGCGTCCAGCGCATCGCCCACCCAGCCGCGGCGGGGGTTGCTGCTGTCGGGCAACAGGAAGCTGCCGGCGCCCAGCGGCAGCGCGTCATCCGGCCGCGCACGGCGATCGGAGAACAGGGCTGCCAGCATCGGGGTGGCCAGGGTGCGGTCGATCGCCAGGTCGCCGCGCTCGACGACAAAGTCGCAGCGGCGACGCGCGGGGTCGTAACGCAGGGCGATGTCGAAGGGCATGGCGCGAACATCGCGCGCGCGCAGCCGCCACCCCATGCCCTCGGTTGAGGGGTCAGCTCATGCTTGGCGAGGGGCCGGGGCCGCCATGGGTATGGATGTTGTAGGTGTCGCGCATTTCCTGCATCGACCCGGCGGCGTCGCTGACCTGGCCGGTGGCGACGATGTTGCCCTCCACCCGCAATTCCGGCGCATGGATCACCACGCGGGTGGCGGCGTGGATTTCCACCACGCCGTTGCGCAGCGCCACGCGGTTGCCGGCGGCGTCGTACAGCACCACCTCGCCGGCCGCCAGGTTGCCGAAGCGCGCGGCCGGGGCGGCAGCGGGGATCGCCATCATGCTGCCCTGGTCGCCGCCGACCGCGAAGACCAGCACCACCGATCCGTCCGGCGGGCGGGTGGCCAGGCCATAGGGCTGCACCACCTCCACGCCGGTGCGATGGATGCCCTCATGCGTCTGGATGTCCACCACCTGCACCCGCCCGCCGTCGCGGCTGGCGCGCACCAGCGCGCGGGAGACCAGGCCGCGCAGCTGCATGATGATCTCCTCGATCATCACTCGGCCCGCGGGTCGCGGCGGTCGCCGGGCAGGCGCTCGGCGGCGTTGTTGGCGGGGCGGCGGGCATTGTCCTCCACGCTGCGCTGATGGCGGCGGCGGCGGGCGTCCTCCTGGATGCGGTCGAACGCCTCCGGCCCGACCACGCGCAGCTCGGCCCGCGTGCCGCCGCGCTCGTCATAGGCATAGGTCACCGCCGCGATCAGCATGTCGCGGTCGATGCCGGCCAGCCGATCGACCACCGCCACCACCTGGTTCGGCCGCCACAGCGCGCCGTTGCCC